TTCTTGAGGATCGAGACGGTAATCGCGACATCACGCAGTTTCGGCAACCAGCCGGAGACTGCTTTCTCGACGTTCTTGACTGACTTGGCAGTCTGATCAAGATTACGCTTCAGCTCTTTGACGGTCTTTCCGGCGCGCTGGGTGCGCACTGTGAAATTCTTATCATCCAGCTCAAGCTCTACGCGAATTTTACCTACACTCATCTCTCACCTCAGACAGCAACAACCTGCTTTGACATACGACGAAGGTCACTAAGACCTTCCTTGTCCAGCTTCTCCTCGACCTCAGTGACATCACCAATTTCAAGGATCAACTGCTTGCGTTTTTCCTCGGCGGCTTCCTGACCCTGGGCGGCTGAGTAGACACTCAGTGAGCGCATATCTTCCGTTGCGAGGATACGGTTGATATTTCCGGTCATAAGCCAGAAACGACGAACAGGCATACGCAATACCTGGTCGTCGCTCATGTTGTAGAAGTGACAGAACCGACTGAAGATGAAACCGAAGTCGAGGGAAAGGACTTCGGGATCATCATTGTCGCCTGTTACTTTTTTCCGTCTTCGCCCTCTTCGGCTGACGGAGCATCTTCGGTATTCACTTCATTGATGAAACCAATGATGGCGTTTAACTGTTCGAACTTCAGACTGTTCCGAACTTCCTTTTCCATCGATGGGAATGCGCCCGTAACCATGTCCAGCATCATCTCCATCTGCTCTGAAATCGAAGAGTTTTCGTCGACCTTCTCAGTCTTCTTGGCGAACTCGATATAGCCCGCGACCGACATTGATTCCAGTGGGTATTCCTTTCCCTTGAACTTCAGAAAACGACCAGTCTGTGCACTTACGTCGTCCAGGTTCAGCATCTTTGCCATCTTTGTTACTCCTTAAAGCAGCCCCTCCGCTACAGAGGGGCTTGATTGGGGGTTAAGTTAGTTGTGACTTACTTTCTTAGACGGCGTTAGGATCGCCGACTGAGAACAGGGTTTTGGTCAGAGGATCGGGGTAGCCCATGAATTCGACGTTGAACACGCGCTCTTCGTCGTATTTGTAGGCGAACTGGAGAGCACCACCAGTGCCCGCGTGACCTACGATGAAATCTTCAGACAGATCATCGTCAGCCTTGCCCAGAGGATGCAGACGCAGTTTCTTAGAAACGGTCAGCAGATCGGTTCCGATACCGTTAGAGACATCAACGCGCTCAGAGGTCGCATCGACGCCGCCGGACATTGCTGTAACAGTTGCGCCAACCTGATCAGTTGCCAAAGTGAAGCTGTTGCCAGCAACGCCACGCACGCCATACTGAACCTGGAGATGCGTTCCGTTGGAAGCATAGTCGGCAATTACAACGTCAGCGTGAGTAGAGGCGTTCAGCTTGTCTACCGCGTTAGTCAGAGTGGCAGCAGTGTCGGCGCCAATCTGGATTTCATACAGGCCAGCAGGGGTCGCAGAGAAGGTGAACTCAACGCCATTGATGGTGATAGATTCGCCTTCAGCGGCGTTACCAGACAGCTCGATTGCACCATTTGCCTTTACGCCGTCAGTGACCAGTGAAGCACCAGGCATGATAGATACCAGGTTATCCAGGGTGGTTTCAGCCAGTGGACACTTAACTTTCAGTGAACGCTTGGTGATGTATTCGTTGATTTCGGAAACACCGAACTGATCAACAGTAACTTTATGGGTGTCAGTGGATACTTCTACTTCAACGCCGCCCTTGGTATAACCAAGATCCTGGCCGTCGTAGAAAATCTGACAGACACCGAGCTTTACGTTCTTAGTATCTGAAGCCATTGCAAAATACTCCTTTCGAAAGGTTAATTAAATTTCAATCTTTACGTTGCAACGTAAACAGCATCGAAATTGATACTGATTTCCAAGTGATCGCCCTCGGAAATTGGGAACAGAACTGGCTCATGCTTGGGCACAATGTAGCGAATGCTCATGCCGGGCAGTTCTACGTTTCGCATATTCAGTGCATCCTTGATCTGATTTGCCATTGCCAGTCCATCCACGATGTCCTGGTGACGCACAATGATGCGAAAACCTGTCTTGTAATAACCTGGCAGCTCGGGATCGATAGGCGTCCCTGTCAGCTTTCCAAGCATCAATGCCCCGATCTTGATGGTCTGAGGCATGTAATGAATGAACAGGGTCTGACCTTTGGTCACGATGCCCTGCCCGTCTAAATAATCTGCAAGCGGCTCAAACTTCATACGGAACCCTTGATGGCACGTTCGATGTCCTTAACGATGTCATCTTCCAGCTCGTCCAGGGCGCGCTCGATAAACTGACCGCCGACCTGAACACCGGGGTTTGCATCCTGCTTTTCCTTAGAGCGTTTGCCGAGCTTCCAGCTACCGCCTGGATAGAGCAGTTCGTGAATCAGCTCGCCATACTCGCCGACATTCTTGCCGTCACCAGCAGAATGCGAAGGATCGATGCCAATGAAGATCCGCACGCGTCCATTCACGCCGTTACGATCTTCCTGGGTGATGATGGCGTCTTCCAGGTTGCCCTTGTCGATGGGCGCCATCTGCTGAGCCAGATCCTGAATCTTTCCGCCGCCTTTACGCATGGCAGAAAGAGCTTTCTTGTTCGTCTTGCTGCCGGAGTTCTCCAGCAGTGCAGTTGCGGTATCTACGATTCTCAGGCCCATGTCATCAGTTCCACCTGATAGTGGTCGAGGACACCCTGGACCGTAAAACGTGGAAAGACGCCTGAAACCTTCAGCTCGAACCCGGCAATCTCGACCTTCTCGCCATACTGGACCTGGCTGGTAGCCGGAAACAGCAGCACGGCGTCAGCAACGTATTCGTCCGCGTTGCCTCGTGATGCGGAGCTGTCCGCACGCACTGAGGTCTTTCCGTTTTCAACCAACAGCTTGACCACACCACAACGCTCATGACGGCGCGCACCCTCGATACGGCGACCATAAATGTCGGCCTCAAGGGTCTGTGCAGTGATCCAGCAATCTGTATTAGGTAAAAACATGCGCCAATTATATCAAGTCACTGGTGACTTATCTATATGCTACGATCAAGTTAGCATTGGGATGGAACACGTCTTTGCGGATGTCCTTGTAGAATGGCAGCCCGTCCTCGCGCTGGGCGAATGAAAAACGCAGTCCGTTGTTCCGATGATTGGGGTCATCGTGGTAGGCAACTGCTTCATTCACGCCATGACGTGCCAGGGCGTAGATGTAGGATTCGTTATAGATAGCAAACAGGTAGGACTTGAACATGGTTTCGATGTAACGCTGTGACTTCCAGCGATAACCACGACGATCCATGTGCGTGAAACTGAGTGGCCCCATGTCCTTTTTGACGGCAATCAGTGCTGCTGCCTCACGCTGCCCTGCTCCATTGACGCGCAAACTGACTTCCATAGCGAAGTCACGCAGATATTGTCTTCCTGTGCGCGTCTCTCTGAGCATCTGAGCGCGCAGAAGCTCGATTGCTTCGTGTGACTGCTCTTCGATGAACTGACTCAATAGATCGCTTTCTACGGATTCGGCTGAATCCAGTCCAAGATCCTCGATGGCATTGTAGATAGCGCGACTCTTGACCTGGGTAAAGACATAGCGAATCAGGCCGGACTCGGCTTCCAGAGCATTGCGGAACATGGCAAGCGAGCGCATGTTGTATGCCTGGCGAGCCCGCTCAGAGGTGGGCGTCGGACCATCAATGATGGTTGTCAGGACACCCAGCAGAGCATTGAGATAGGTTGCATAACGTCCGCTGAACTTATCGACTTCCTGGCTGAGCGTCCTTGCTTCCATCAGCCGCGTCCCAGTCGTCTTGCGTTGGACACATAACGCGACAGGGCACGCATGGTGTCATCACTGACAGGCAGTAACAGGGGCTTACCGGGACGATACATATTCGAGCTTTCACCGACAGTCTCGGACATCAGTCCGTCTCTGCGCTTGTCACCAATAGGGTCGCCGCCGAGTTGGGCATTGGCCTCGATGATCTGGGCACGCTTGAGCGCAACAAGGAAATCTTCAGGTAAGGCAGCCAGCTCCTCTGCGGTCAGACTCTTGATGTCGCGGATCTCGACACTGGAAGACAGCCTGTCCTGCGCATCCCCACTGGTAACGTAGAAGGACAGGTTGCTGATCGCATGGAAGGCATTGATCAGTGCGGTCTTCTGACTGCGCTCAGCCGCTACACTCCAGGCATCGATCCCGGCGATCTCCATTGCCACAAGGACAGCAGATCCGAATGACTGGAAGGTGTTGGTCATGACCTCCAGCGTGTCGGTAGCTTCGATCAGGTAGGATCCGGAGTTGATGACTTCGCCGTTAGCGGTGGTCATGATGACCTCAACAACGCGCAGATCGCGAAGCTCACCAACATCCAGTAGGTTATTGGATGCGTCTACCTCGATCGTAATCTCGGTATCGCCTGGGGTAAATCCGCTGTGCAGTGTTGAGGCAATGACCTCCTGGCCCTGCCCGTCCAGCACGCGATAGCTAACCGCTGTTGGGGTAACGGCATTGCCCAGGGAGTC